CACACATACGACAATGACAGCAAATTAAATCAAATCGTTCTTGATTGCACTTTAGACATTCCTGCGTAGAGGTGAAAAATGGCTCTTCCCAATAAAGTTTTACCCGGCTTTTCAGCCTCGCTGTATTGCCAGCCGGGGGCAAATCCAACACCGTTGACTAGCTCGACAATCAACGTTTATGCAAGCGTTTCACCGATTGCAGTTATTGGAAACCTTGTTCCTGTCGAAGCAATCCCTGCTTTTGGGCAAGATGATGCGGTGGCTAACTTCTCGGTTGCTGGTTCGCGTCAATCTGACAAGATCCCCGTTCAGTCTGCACCTACAAGCATGACTTGCGTAGCAGCGTGGAATCCTTCGGACTCGGTTCTTCTTTTGCTTCGCGCTGATGCTTACAACGGGACAATTGATCGCACGTTTGTTATCTCAGCAACCGATGGCACAAACGTAGTCTGTTACGCTTTCAACGGTCGAGTAAGCCAGTGGACGATTGATCCTGCTCCCGGCGCTGAAGCTCAAGTTACATTCACCATTCACCCCAGAGGAAACCTTTATGGATGGTCAAACAGCACTCCTTGATTTCCTTGAGGGCATGAAGGGATACTATGGCGATCTTCACCAGTACGCTAAAGGCCATCCCTTTACCCTTCAAGAGGTGGATGCCGCCTTACAGGAAGCCGAAGCCGCTGAAGCTGTCTGTCTCAATGTGATGAGGCAATATGCAAAGAGCGAGTGACGATTTACTGAGCTATTTAATCGCGCAGGCCCAAACCGGTGCTAAGAACTGGTTTGGGTATCCACAACAACGGCTCATCAATATTTCGCTGTGCCATCAAATCGCGGCTAATCACGCGGACTGCATGTCACCGGATGAAATAGTTGATTACGTCCTGAAACTAAACGATCAGATCTTCAAGCGCATCGTTACAAATGGGCAAACTTGAAGCTAAGGGATTTAAAGAGTTTGAAGATTCCCTTTTAGAGTTAGCCGAGGAATTTGGCACGACCAAAGCTCGACGCTCTTTACTTCCCGGTCTCAAATCCGCGATGGAGCCCGTTAAGGCAGCGATCAAGGGAAGGGTCCCCGTCGATACTGGCAAGCTCCAGTTAAAAGTCAGAAACGGCGCAAAGGTTGCAACCCGAAAAGACAAAGGCAAAAAGTATCTGAGCCGCGATACCGTGGCTTTTGGTTTTGTCGATGTCGGTGTTGGTTATCGAGATGCGAAGGGCGAATATCGACCCGCTGCCGAAGCCATAGAATTCGGCACTGCCGAGCAACCCGCAAGACCGTTCATCCGTAACTCTTTTCAATCAATGGCATCATCTGCCCTTGATCGTCTAGCGTCTTTATTGGGCGCTCACATGGATCTCTGGGCAGCAAAACAACGAGCAAAGGTTAGAAAATGAAAATACAGGACAGATTTGGAAAGTCATTCCAACGACAGACTCACGCGGATATTGATTTCGCTGGGCATACCTTGAAAGTCTATCTTCCGACTCGGAAAGAAATGTTAGGGCTTGAGGACAAGATCAAGAACCCATCGGATGCTTTAATAGCTGAAGAATACGAGAAGCTACACGCCACATTTCAAAAGCTCTACAAGATCAACCAAAACGTCAATGCCGAGTTTAAGGACGATGACATCGTTGTAGAGGGTCGAAGCCTACGAGAGGCCGCGAGATTCAAGGCTCAAGATTTGATGCGCGAAATCGCGTATGTAAATCTGGTCGGGTTTGAAGAGGGCGACGAAATGCTTGCTTTATCTTATGAGCAAATCTCCGAGACGTTTTCCGAGGCGCAGATTAAGCACCTAGTCAGTTTGATTGAGAAAGCAGTCAATCCTGATTACGAGGCCATCCAAAAAAACTAAAGGGGTCGCTATATCGTCAGGTTCGGGCTACGGCGATCTTTAATGGCCAAAGCCCGGAAGTGTTTGATAGCCTTGATGTAGCGACCGTCCGAGAGTTAGAATTGATGTACCGCGACGGCATGATCGGGGCGAGACATAACTTAATATTGATCTCGCACTTAATGGCAATCGTTTACAACGCATTGTCTAAGAACCCGATGAAAAGCCGCGAGTTCTTCCCGCATCTGGAGGAGTATTTTGTTCCTCCAAACTATATGACAAAACAAGAGCGTGACTTTTTGGCGTTCACTTCGCTACCCGGATTTAAGGCGGAGTTTCTTGAGATATTAGGGGGAAATCGTGGCGGGTAAACTCATTGCAGCCCTACAAGTTGCTCTCGGTCTGGAGAGTGCAAAGTTCGTTCAAGAAGTCGACAGGGCGAGACAAAAAACCCGTGAGCTAAAAGTATCTGTAGATGTTTTAGGTACGGCTATAGGCGCACTACGCAGCCCGATGTTATTAGCCGCGGGCGCTGCCACAGCTTTTGCTACATCCTTTTTCAAAGCCGCAGATGCGGTTAATGACTTTGCTGAAGGCTCCGGTCTAGCGATTGAGGAAGTCCTAGCCCTGCAAAGCGCGATGGTGCAGTCAGGGAAGGAAGCTGACAATGCCGCACAGATGTGGGATCGGTTCTCTACGACTTTAGGTGGGGCTGCTGACGGGCAAAAGGAACAAGCCGATCTGTTTAAAGAACTCGGTGTAAGCATTGCCGATGCTGGCGGGATGCTGCGTCCTGAGATTGAGATCTTTAGAGACCTGACCTCGGTACTTTCCCAAATGGGTCCGGGCGCAGAGCGGGCGAGGCTTCAGGTTCAGTTGTTTGGTAAACAGTTTGCCAACATAGATATATCTAAGATCGACCAGCTCTCAAGAAACACCGACAAGTTCACCGGCGAGGCTAAAAAGGGTGTTTTAGCTATTGGTGAAATCGGTGATGCAATCGACCAGTTAACCGAGAAGGCGAAGATCGGCTTTCTCACGATGATGGGCAAAGCTAGAGACGCGTGGACGGGCATTAAGAAGTTCTTAGGATTTGGCGAAGAAGAAGCTCCCGCTCCGGTTGTCAATGTTGCAAAGGGCGGCATACAGTCAGGAACAAGAGTTAAGCCTGTAAAGGACACAAGCGCAGACTCAGCGGCAAAAGCGCTTAAGTCTTATTTGGAAGGCTTAGACGCTCAGATTCTCAAACTCAGAGAAGGCGAGGAAGCCGCACTTAGGTTTGAGGCTGCAAAACAAGGTGGCCCTGCTGGCTTAGAAAAGATGGAGCAAATCATAAAGCTCCGCAGAGAAGAAGCTGAGATGCAGGAGCAATTACAAAGGAATGCAAAGGAAGCCGCGCAAGAAATAGCGGCAGCCGAAGATCTGCGAAAGATGCGGCAGGACCAGATCATCAAGGATTACGAGAGACAGATTGAGATTGAGAAAGAAGCGCAACAGGTCGCTCTAGACGCAATGTGGCAGGCCGAGGTCACTGCAAATAAAGAACTAGAGGCGATGGATCTCACGAAGAAAGAAAAGGACGAGCAACTAGAGCTTCTTGAGGATCTTCGGGACGGTTATAAGTCTCTCGGGACTACGATTGTCGAAGCGTTTATGCAAGGCAAGTCAGCCTCACAGGCTTTTAAGTCTGCGCTTAGTTCGCTCTTACAGAAACTAGCCTCGAGATCGCTTGATAAGTTTTTGGATGCCATCTTTAAGCCAAACATGACGGGCGCTCCCTCATTGTTTGAAAACTTCATGTCGACCATTCCCGTTATCGGCGGGATCTTTGGCAAGCGAGCCGGAGGAGGCCCGGTTAATTCCGGGAGCCCTTACATCGTGGGCGAAAGAGGTCCTGAGTTGTTTGTGCCGAGCATGTCTGGGCAGGTTGTCCCGAATTACGCGATAGGCGGAGCGACCACTGTGAACAACTACAACATACAAGCCATTGACGTTAAGTCTTTTGAAGATCGGATCATGGGCAGCAATCGAGCGGTATGGGCTGCAAACTCCTACGCTCAAAAATCACTATCACCTAGAGGTCGAGCATGAGCTTCCAGACCATCCTAAACATTTCGCAATCCATCACGGTTAATAACCGAAGGATGGTAGGTCAGCAATACTCACGATCAGGGCAAGTAAGGACAGCTCAGTATGTGACCTCGGTTCCGTGGGTGTTCACAGTCAAGCCTCATGCTTATCTCTATTACCCTCAAGTCCGAGATGTCATCCAGACGATTGACAATCTGGATAGACAGAATGCAGCGACCATCACGTTTAACACCACAAACCTTCAGTGGTTTACGGAATACAAGGGCGGTCTCAGTTCGGTTCAGGCCGCGGCGCTGACTCTTGCGAGCGTTCCTGCCGCCAATGCGACAACGATTTCAATTGGCAATCTGCCAGCGGTTGCATCTGGAGTGGTTGTTTTTGCTGCTGGCGACTTCATCCAGATTGGCAACTATCCTTACAAAGTCACCACAGAGGTCCTAAGAGGCTCAGGATCGACCGTTAGCGTCACGATTCATCGACCGATCATAGGAACACCCTCGACGGGAACATTGACGGCTGTAGGGGCTTCCTGCACGTTCTCTGTCGTTGCTGAGGTCTGCCCGACTTACACATTAAGACCGATGACGAATGGCGCTTTTGTTGATTGGGATGCCGACTTCGTTTTCAGAGAGAACGTCCAATGAGTACCCCGATGACAGCGCTGAATAGCGCAACTATCACACACGGTGAATTTGTAAAGCTAACAACATCGACCACGACCTACACGTTTTGCAATGCAGCAGCCCCGATCACTGTCGGAGGCAATACGTTTACAAGCCTCGGAAGTCTCTTGTCTGTCGGCGCGGTGAATCGTGAGATCAAAGCGACTTCGATAGATATGGTGATTGGTCTTATAGGCATCGACCCGACAAATATTTCTTTGGTCTTAGGCTCAAACATTAAGGGTTCTACTGTCGAAATTTGGCGCGGATTCTTCGACTCTAACTATCAGATCATTACAAGCCCGACAACGCAGTTTTTTAAGCGCTATCAGGGCATCGTCTCAAACATGTCGATTACGGAGGATTGGGACGAGAACGCACGAAGCAGGACTGCAACGTGTTCTATCTCATGCTCTTCTTTCCGGTCGATTCTTGAGAATCGGATTGCAGGGATCAAAACCAATCTCACGACGTGGCAGCAGCGCTACGCATCCGACACGAGCATGAGCCGAGTCGCGGCTATTGCTGGCCAATACTTTGATTTTGGAGCTCCACCTAAATCTGGCTCACAGTCAGATCCCGGAAGCGCACAAACCCAATTGCCAGATCCTAACGACATAAGAGACGCGGGATGAGAGAAGCGACAAAATACGATGTGCCTCATCTTATTGAGATGATGAAGGCCTACGCAGACGAGGCAGGTATAGAAGCACTAAAACACAATCAAAACGAACCGCAAGTCCGAAACCTTTTCGATCAGATGATTCACGGCAGAGGATTTGTTTTGGTTGATGACAATCTTCACGGATTCCTTGCTGCGTACATCACAAGAAACTTTTGGAATCGCTACGTCAGAGAGCTTCACGAGGTAGCGTGGTGGGTCATGCCTGAGTACAGGAACACAAGTCTCGGTGGCAGGCTTTGGTTGAGGTTTAACAAACTTGCTCAGTACATGCTGGACTCTAAGCGGGTAGACATTGTTTGCACAAGCCTCATGCCATCTAGTCCAGACATTGATTACACACGATATAAATACAAGCCCTTGCAAGCTACCTTCTTTCGAGAGTAAATCATGCCCGCATCAATCATCCTTGCAGCTGCTGGAGTTCAATTAACTGGATTTGCATTAACAGCTGCTACTTTTGCGATCAATTTTGCGGTTTCGTATGTTGTTACGAGAGCTTTTGGATCTAAGGCTCCGAATTCACAGGACACTGGCGCAAGGCAACAGGTTCCTCCAGCTAACAACAACTCAATCCCTGTCGTTTATGGTGATGCGTGGCTAGGTGGCGTTTTTGTTGACGCAGTCTTGTCGAGCGATCAAAAAACGATGTACTACGTCCTTGCGATCAGTTCTATCTCATCGGACGCAAGCGCGACCTTTTCTTATGACCGCACAAAGTTTTACTACGGTGATCGCTTAGTCACTTTCGATGGAACGGATCAGACTAAAGTAGTGTCTCTGACCGACGGTGATGGAAACGTCGACACAAAAATCTCCGGCAATCTGTATGTCA